TATTACTCGTTTGTTAGACCCAGCTATTCAATTAGGCGTTTCAAATGCAACCGTAACTGTAAATGGTAATATTGAAGCAGATTTGTATTCAACAGATGATCTAGAGATTACTGGAACACTAATCAATCAAACAGCTATCAATCAGAACTTAGAAATCAGAACAAACAATGGTTACTTGCACGCAAATGTAACAGATTTGTATGTTGGTCCAATTGCTGGTGCAGTTAAGATTGATGAAAACTCTATCTCAACAACAGACGCAACACAACTAACAATCGAAGGCTTTACTAATTCAGCAGATATGACAACTGCGATTAATACAGCAGAAAGTAATGCTAATGCATACACAGACACTAGAGAAACTGCGATTACAAGCGCATACCAAACGTATGCTGACCAGAGTGAAGCAGATGCGATCACAACAAGTAATTCTTATGCCGATACTGCTATCGCAAATCTGGTAGATTCAGCACCAGCAACTCTAGACACACTAAACGAATTAGCGGCGGCACTTGGTGATGATCCAAACTTCGCTACAACAGTCACAAATAGTATCGCTACTAAATGGACACAAGATAACACAAAGATTTCAAACTGGGATACAGCATATTCATGGGGTGATCATTCAGTAGAAGGTTACATCACGGGTTACACTGAAACAGACCCAGTATTCTTAGGACACGTTGCAAGCTCTATTACATCAACAGAAATCACTAACTGGAATACTGCATACGGATGGGGCGATCATTCTATTGTTGGTTATCTTACAGATTACACAGTAACAGAAGCAGATGTTACAGCACATCAAGCCGCTCTATCAATCACAGAATCACAGATTTCAGATTTAGACCATTACACAGATAGTGACGCAAGAACAGCAATCTCACTAAGTTCATCAAATGTAAACGAATTGTCATATGATAATACAACAGGTGTTATAACATATGTATCACCGACAACAGTAGCGGCAACAGGACAAGTTGTTATTGATGTAAGAAATACGAGTGGTGTAGCAATCTCACGTGGTGATGCAGTATATCTTGCAGGTCATAGTGGTAACAAAATCTTAGTAGCACTAGCAGATGCAAACGCAACTGGAGAACATCCTGCAATTGGTCTAGCAAATAGTGCGATGGCAAACAATACAGATGGCACAGTTCTTATTCAAGGTGAGATGGCTTCGATAGACACAAGTGCATTTGCAGTTAATGATGTTCTTTATGTAAGCGAAACAGCAGGTGCGTTAACAGCAACAAGACCAAGTTCTGAAAACACAGCAGTTCAGAATATGGGTAAAGTAGCACGTTCAGACAACTCAAATGGTCTTATCATAGTCACAGGTGCAGGTCGTGAAAACGATGTTCCAAACTTGGCAACAGGTCACGTATTCATTGGTAATGGCACTGGTTATGATAAACGTGCATTAACGACATCTGATGTCGCTGAAGGCACAAATCTTTACTACACAGATGCTAGAGCAATCTCAGCAGTAGAAAACGAAGCAACACTAGACTTAACTGGTGATGTAACAATCGCACAAGACTTAGATGTAACTGGTCTAATCAAAATCAACGATGGCTACGTTCTAGGTTCATTCAATCCATACGCAGGCTTCGGTGGCGCCACAATGAACACTTCTATTATGGGTGTTGGACAAGAGAGTGGTTGGGCAGGTATGACTGTTCGTTCTCGTGGCGAACATGATTGGGGCTTGAGTGGTTTCGGTATTCCACCAGAAGCACCAAGAGCATTACTAGCTCTACAAGGTGGTAGATTAGACGGATCAAGTGATGATTATTTGAATAGTGGTGACAAGTTCGCTGAAATAATGTTCAACCCATATTCAGATTACAGAACTGGAACAGAATGGCTAACACCTTCAGCAATGATTGAAGGCATAGCAACAGAAAATCATTCATCAAGTGGTTTGGGAACCAAACTTGTTCTTAAAACAACAACAAATGGTGCATTCGCTGGTGCTCAATCTCCTGCACACACAGACGGTGAAATCACAATCCAAGGCACAACTGTTTCAACAAACGGAACACTAAAACTTGACGATGATGTAATTATTACTGGAACAACAGAGTTTCAGGGTAATCTAAGTTCAAATGGTTCACAACTTGTCGTAGATGATGCAGTTAAAATCAATGGTTCAGCATCAACTAAGAACACAATCATCGGTGACTCTACTATTGGTGCATACAACATTCATGGCGTCACCGTAAATGCTGGGGATGAAGCGTGGGCAGGTATTTCACTAGTAGAAACAACTGGTGGTGCAAGTAAACCAATCAATAACTTCTCAAATCCATCATTCTCAACAACAATCTTCGGTGGCACAGAAGCCTCAAAGACTGGTGTAGAAAGTGGCAAGCGAATATTCTCTGCATTCGCTCTAGCATCACAAGATGGCACAACACCTTCTACAGCAAACTTCCGCTTCTTATCAGAAACAACAGAACAGCAAAGTTCAACAGCACGTGGTGCAAACTTCAAACTAGAGACAACCGAAAATGGCTCAACAGCAACAACTGTTTCTTTAGTTGTTCAAGGTGACACATTAACTGTTAATCAAAATGGCAATGGGAAGATTACAAGTGGTGGCAACTTAATCTTAGATGACGATGTTCAAGTAACTGGCACATTAGATGTAGATGGTCAAACAAATCTTAAAGGTAACGTAACACTTGGTGATGCAAACACAGATGTAATCACAGCAACAGGTAAACTAAAAGCATCAAACGGATTTAAGAATACAGTTCTAGACACGAACACAGCAAACTATTTGGCAAATGTTCTTGGTATCGTAGAAACAGGGGATCAAGGTTACATCTCAGATGGTAATAATGGTTCACCGTGTATGGCTTTCTATGATGGTTCAAACTGGAAGAAGATGCACGACCCAGCGAATAACATTGCAAACTCATAATGGAGACGAACATGGCAAAACCAAAACTCATCAATAATGACAGTGAAGCATATGAGAGTTATCCAACTGTTGACAAAGAGATTGCACTAATCAAGCACGATATTAAAAGCATCCGTGATGAAACTAATATTCACAACAAACAAACAGAAAAAGATTTTGCATCAATACATAAAAAGATAGACAAGATTGACAATAGATTATGGGCTGTAGCGGCACTAATCATAGCAACAACATTCGGTAAATTACTTGCTGATATGTTTATGACTTAACCAAGTATAAAGGGAGAGACTCGATGGACGAGGAAAAGAAATCGGTTGGAAGACCAAAGATAGAAATAGATGAAGAACTGCTATTTAAATTAGCAACTATTCATTGCACAATGAAAGAGATGGTAGATATTATTGGTGTATCACAAGATACGTTAAAACGTAATTATGCACACATTATCGCTAAAGGGAAAGCAGAGGGCAAAATGAGATTAAGACGTAAACAAGTTGAAGTAGCAATGTCTGGTAATCATACTATGTTAATTTGGCTTGGTAAACAAATGCTCGGACAAGCTGAAACACCAGTGAATACAGACGATAATAAAATACTACCGTGGAGTGATGACGCATAATGCCACTTAATACTGCACAAAAAACAGTAGCAAACTCTGATGCACGTTTCCGTGTATTCGTAGCAGGAAGACGTTGTGGTAAAACACACTTCGCTATTAGAGAGTTAGCACGTTTTGCACGATACCCAGATAAGAATATCTGGTATGTAGCACCAACGTATTCTATGGCTAAGAATATCGTATGGGATGATTTGTGTGGTAGATTGACTGAACTAGGATGGGTAGAAAAGATTAATCAAAATGAGTTAAGTGTTCGTTTAATCAATGGCTCAAAGATATCGCTTAAAGGTGCAGATAGATTTGATACACTACGTGGTAGTGGTGTGGACTTCCTAGTGATGGACGAATTTGCAGATATGAAACGTGAAGCATGGGAAACAGTTCTCAGACCAACACTATCAGCACAGAAGCCACCAGGGTCAGCACTATTCTGTGGAACACCAAAAGGCTTTAACCACTTTAAAGATTTGTATGATAGAGGTCAAAGTGATGACAGTCAATGGGAAAGTTTTCAGTTCACTACTATTGATGGTGGTAATGTGCCAGAAGAAGAAGTAGAACGTGCTAAAGCAGATATGGATAAGAGACAATTCGAACAGGAGTATCTAGCAAGTTTTGTCAACTTTACTGGTCAAATCTATTACAACTTTGATCGTAAGAAACATTGTGAGAAAAAAGAGATTAACTCAGAAGCACCTATTCATATTGGCGTGGATTTCAATATTGATCCTATGAGTGCATCAGTCTGTCAAATCATTAATGGTAAATTACATCAGTTCGATGAAATATCCATTTATGGTTCAAACACAGAAGAACTATGCACAGAGATTATGAACCGTTACGATAGAAACAAAGTTATTTGCTATCCTGATCCCGCAGGAAATCAGCGCAAGACTTCTGCTAATGGTAAAACAGATGTAACTATTCTTCAACAGTATTTTAGAGTAGAGACTAAGCGTAAACACGACCCAGTGAGAGACCGTGTAAATGCAGTAAATAGTATGTTAGAGAGTGCAGATGGAACAATAAGATTTAGTATTGACCCAAACTGTATAAACTCTATCAGATGTTTAGAACGACAAATTTATAAAGATGGAACTTCAATTCCAGATAAAGACGGCGGCTTTGACCACCAGAACGATGCACTTGGTTATCTTATCGCACATCTTGCGCCAATCAAGAAACCAGTAAGAGCGACAGAGAAACCAAAACGATTTGCACATATGTAAAGGAAACAGCACATGGATTATGATGATATTGTAAATAAACATGAACAATACAAAAAGAATATCTACCGTTGGAAATATTATTACGATAGTTATTTCGGTGGAGCCGACTACCAACAAGGTCAATACTTACGCAAGTATATGTCAGAAGAAGACGATGGCTATAACGAATACGGTAAGCGTATTATGAACACACCGCTCGACAACCATTGTCGTTCAGTGATTGACACTTATACAAGTTTTATTTGGCGTCAAACACCACAGCGTGAGTTTGGATCATTGGCAGAAAATCCAGCGTTGAAACTATTCATGAAGGATGCAGACTTAGAAGGTCGCTCTTTTAATGCTGTTATGCGTGAGGCAACTACACTTGCAAATGTCTATGGTCATGTGCTGTTGATGTTAGACAAACCAGCAAGTGAAGCCGCTACACTAGCAGAAGAACTAGCAGAAGGTATTCGTCCTTATCTTGTGGTAATCACACCAGAGAACATCGTAGATTGGGAATGGGAACGTCAGCGTAATGGTCGTTACACAGTGTCATATCTAAAGATTAAAGAATACGAAGATGATGAAAAATGTATGTATCGTGTTTGGGAAAATGATGTAGTATCAGTTTACGAAGTAGATGAAGACAACGCAGAATACCAGTTGGTTGAACAGTATCCAAATACTATGGGTCACATTCCAGCAACATTCTTGTATGGTCAGCGTTCACATGAGCGTGGTATTGGTATCTCACAAATTGCAGATATCGCAGATGTGCAAAAGAATATCTACAATGAGCTAAGTGAGCTAGAGCAAGTTATTCGTATCTCAAACCATCCAACACTTGTGATGACAGAAGGTGTAGATGCTTCAGCAGGTGCAGGTTCAGTAATCGTAATTGAAGACACAGATGTTGACCCAGCACTTCGTCCTTATTTACTCCAGCCATCATCACAAAGTATTTCAAGTATCATTCAGAGTATCGAAACTAAAGTTAGCATGATTGACCGCATGGCAAATCTAAGCTCAATGCGCAATACATCAAATGCTACAGCAAGTGGTATATCTCTTAAAGTAGAGCGTGAACTACTAAACGTGAAACTAGCACAGATTGCAGATAACCTAGAAATCTGTGAAGAACAACTATTCAAACACTTTGCACATTTCTATGATGTAGACTATGATGGTATGTCAGATTACCCAGATGATTTCGATATGACAGACACATACACAGAACTAGACTTCTTGTTAAAAGCATCAGCGGCACCAGTAAGTTCAGCACAATACAAAACAGAGATTGCAAAACAGATTGCAAGAATTGTTGTAGAAGATGAAGAACAAATGGATGTAATCGTAAAAGAAATCGAGAACGGATCACAAGCACCAGAGTTTGGGACTAACTTAACAGATGAGTGAAGAAACACACAAAAGAATTCTTGATGACATTATGGATGACTTTGACGAACGGTTAGAGTCATCTAGTAAAGTATTAGAGAATAAAATAACTAAACGTATCCTAGCAACTACTACAGTTGACGAACTGTTGGAACTACGATTAGAGATTGATAAAGATTTTCAAGAAATCATTCTTAACTCTATTCGTGAGTTTATGCCAGAGCTAGATACGGTCGCCCGTGACACGATACAGAATACTCCCGGTGATGTTACACCAACAGACAATCGTGTTGCGGGTGAATTAAAAGCACAAGTATATGAGCGTCTACAAGAAGAAGTAAATACTGCTAAGTCAAACGTTCATACAGAGATAGTAGTAGGTGCATTAGGTGGTTACGCTCTTACACAAGTAGCACAGAACGCCTCACACGCTATCAATGGCTTCTTTATAACAGTTAATGATGTGGAGACAACACGATTACAAAACAAGATAAAACGATTGAGGGCAGCAGAATCAAACGCAACAGACGAAATAAACGATCTGAT